TGCCCAGAGTGCTGGGAACCTGATCAACCGCAGCTACAGTTGGGGATGTATCCGGTGGATGATCCTCAAGCGATTCGCAATCCAAGACCGGATTTGAGCTATCGCATATCGGGCTTGAGCGGGTTGCAATTGGTAAACACTACTGGTCCTGACCAAAATCAGACTGGTACGCCAGAGGGCGGTAGCAGGATTTTCCAGTGGGGGTTTGCTCCCGTTGGTGGGTCAAGAGCAAATGATGATGGTTTAACACCCAATAATCTTGTTCTTGGAATTCAATTGGGTACAGTGACGGTAGTAACCACATAGGAGTAATCAATGGAAACTGGCAAGATGAAAAAAATCGCCAAGCAGGAAGTCAAGAAGCATGAGAAATCCATGCATGGCAAAGGCTACGCCAAAGGCGGCGTGACTTCCGAGGCAATGAAGAAGTACGGGCGCAATGTTGCTCGCACTATGAACCAACGCTCTACTTCCCGGGGTGGCTAATGAATACCGACAAGTTCGAATACTTCCCGGCTGAGACTGCTGACCCATGCGGTAAGTACGTCCAGCCCAAGCCTTATACACAACCGACTCCTAACACTGGCTATCCGAATGCCATTTCGAACACGCAAACTCAGCGTACTCGCGGCACAAAGAACACCAGCAAAGGCTTCGGTCACAGCACCAAGATGGGGTAATCGGTGAATTACACTGAACTGAAAGCGCGAATTAAAGCGTATTGCGAGAACGACTTCCCGCAAGCGGTTGGCGCTGGGGGCTTGACCTCTGATCAGCAGATTGCGACCTTTGTCCAACAGGCAGAGCAGCGCATCTACAACTCAGTTCAGTTCCCTTCGCTACGCAAGAACGTCACTGGAACCATAACGGCAAATAATAAATACTTGTCCTCACCGGGGGATTTTCTGGCGGTCTATTCGATTGCTGTGATTGATCCTACGTCTGGCGAATATTTGTATTTGTTGAACAAGGATGTGAACTTCATTCGTGAGTCTTTCCCTAGCCCTACCGACACCGGCAAGCCCTATTACTACGCGCTGTTTGGACCAACCACAACCAACAATACGCCTCCGGTGATTACCAATGAGTTGACGTTCCTATTGGGACCGACACCGAATGTGTCCTACAGCGTAGAGTTGCACTATTACTACTACCCTGAGTCAATCACCACTGCTTCTTCAGGTCAGACATGGTTGGGTGACAACATAGATTCGATACTGCTGTACGGTGCAATGATGGAAGCGGCGGCGTTCATGAAGTCCGAGAAGGACGTTGTGGATATGTACACAGGTAGGTACAACGAAGCCCTGATGCTTGCCAAACGTTTGGGCGATGGCATGGAGCGTCAGGATGCTTACAGGTCTGGTCAGTACCGGATGGAGGTCAAGTAATGGCGTTCACTGGCAACTACACCTGCAACACGTTTAAACTGGGTCTTGCCAGTGCGGACTTTGATTTTGCAACTGGCACGACTGATGTGTTCAAGATTGCCCTGTACACCAACGCCGCGACCTTGGATGCATCTACCTCGGCATACACCACAGACGGTGAGGTGGTTGAAACTGGCTATACGGCGGGAGGCGAAATACTGACTCCATCCGTTTCCATCTCTGATGGCGTGTCGTTCATTGACTTTGGCGATGTGTCTTGGAGCGGGGCATTTACTGCCCGTGGGGCGCTGATCTACAAAGATGGTGGAGCGGCAATTTGTGTTTTGGACTTTGGTGCTGACAGGACATCAACCTCTACGTTTCAGGTTCAGTTCCCTGCCAATACCAACAGTTCGGCTTTGATTCGGATTTCTTAAGGAGCATGAAATGATTAACAGTAAAGCAAAATCCACCGACAAGGTCTTCGCAGAAGCCGCTGCCGGTGGTGCATCTCAAGAAGGCGCTCGCGGAGGCGGCGTGTTCTCAGTTGAGTGCTACGACAAAGAAGGCAACCTGAAGTGGAAAGAAGAGGCGAAAAACCTTGTGGTGAATGTCGGCTTGAAGGACATGAACGACAAGTATTTTTCTGGTTCTGCCTATACCGCCGCTTGGTATCTTGGTTTGATTACAGGTCCGGGAGCCAGCACTACGATTGCGGCTGGCGACACCATGTCCTCTCATGCAGGTTGGACAGAAGATACAAGCTATAGCCAAGCAAACCGTCCTACTTGTACTTTCGGTGCAGCAACAACTGCCGATCCTTCGGTGATTAGCAACTCGGCTTCTGTGGCTGTTTTCTCTATCAACGGCACGACTACAATCGCTGGCGCTTTTTTGACCAGCGACAACACCAAGGGCGGCACGACCGGCATTCTGTTTTCGGCATCGGACTTCCAGTCTCCGGGTGATCGTGCTGTTGTTTCGGGTGACACGCTGAATGTCACCTACCAGTTCAGCCTTGACGCAGCATAAGGAGCAAACATGGCTACGAAATATACTAAGGGTCAGAATGTCAAACTGGCATCTGTTATTCCGCAAGGTCCAGTCATTGCACTCCGCATGGATGAAGACGGCACGTTCTTCTATCTGGTGGAGTGGACTGACGAAAACGGCGCGAAGCAGCAACGCTGGTTTGAGGAAGACCAACTGGCTGCTGTGTAAGGATGTACGGACTACTGCCCTACTCGACCGCGCCATACTCATCACTTTCCGGTGCTGTTTATGCTGTGACGGTTGCAGAATCTGCCAATGCCTCAGACACTCTGAGCGCACTGGCTACGTTCGCCGCTCAAATCAATGAGACGGCAACGGGGGCAGATTCCGTCTCTGCACGGGTAGTTTTCCAAACTACGATCACAGAGTCCGCAACAGCCTCAGACTCGATCTCTGGCAGCGTCACCTATGTGGTGTCTGTCATTGAACTGGCGACTGCATCAGAGTCCGTCTCTTCTTTGGCTGAATTGGGAGCAAGTGTCTTTGAAAGCGCCACAGGCTCTGACGCTATCAGCGCCAGCGCAACGTTTACACCCCTTGTCTCAGAATCTGCGACAGCCTCCGAAACCGTGGTGGCTCGGGTGGTCTTCGTTTCAACGGTCGATGAGACGGCAACCGCAGCGGATTCTATTTCTGCTGGGGTTGTTTTCAGTTCGACTACGGCAGAACAAGCCACAGGATCAGACTCGATTTCTTCAGCCGTGACATTCGGCTCTAGCGTAACCGAATCCGCATCTGGTTCAGATCAGATTAGTAGTGCCGTAGACTTTGGTGGATTGATTACTGAGTCCTCAACTATCTCTGACTTGGTTTCTGCGATTGCTACATTTGTTGCGACCTCAGCAGAAACGGTTACAGCAGCAGATTCAACTGCCGCCTCTTTTGCGTTTTTCTCAAACGTAAATGAAAGCGCTACAGCGTCAGACTCCTCATCGGGAAGTTTGCTATTTGTTATTAGTGTTGATGAGTCTGCTGCAATTAGTGATCTGGTTAGTGGTGCAATTGATTTTGGTGTGCTGGTGGCAGAGGGCGCAACAGGTTCTGACAGAACATCAACGTTGCCAATTTATGCGGTGTCAGTGGCAGAACTTGCAGGAGCATCGGATAGTGTTTTGGGACGCTTGCTTTGGGAACTGATTAACGATAGTCAGTCGGTGACTTGGAACCTGATCAATGCACAGAACAGCGACACATGGTCGGTGATTAACACCTCTGACTCAACTACTTGGAATGTCATAAAGACATCTAACTGATATGCCACTTGTCGTTAAAGATCGGGTAAAAGAGACCACGACCACCACCGGCACGGTGACAGTCACGCTTGCCGGGGCAGTGACAGGATTCCAGTCGTTCTCGGCAATTGGGAACGGCAACACTACCTTCTACACGATTGCGGGCGGGGATGAGTGGGAGGTGGGTATTGGAACCTACACCTCCAGCGGCACAACGCTGTCGCGGGATACGGTTCTTAGTTCCTCAAACAGTGGATCGAAGGTCAACTTCTCCGCAGGAACCAAAGATGTATTTGTGACGTATCCAGCAAGCCGTACCGCAACAGGCGGGGGCGGCGTTGGCGCATTGGTTGTTAATGCTTCGACGGTCACCGAAAGCTACTCGCTAGATACCGGATTCAATGCACAATCGGTAGGACCAATTACTGTCGCCAGCGGGGTATCAGTGACGGTCGCGTCTGGTCAAAGATGGCTGGTTGTGTAATCATTTGACAAGAGGAAAGCAAAATGCCATCTACATACTCAACCAACCTAAAGATTGAACTCATCGCTCTTGGTGAGCAGGTTGGCACTTGGGGAACCACTACCAACACCAACCTCGGCACAGCGTTGGAGCAAGCAATTGTTGGTCGTGCAAACGTCTCGTTTACAACGGATGCGAACAAAACCCTCACCCTGACCAATACAAATGCCTTGCAGGATGCTCGGGCATTGTTCTTAAACCTGACCTCCAGTGTCAGCCTGACCGCTACCAGAGACTTGATTGTTCCGGGTATTAACAAAACCTACGTCATCAAGAACGGTACGACAGGTAGCCAGAGCATTCGGGTGATTGTTGCTGGGGTGGGATTTACCATTCCGAACGGTAAGACTGCGCTGGTCTATAACGATGGCACGGACGTAACCTGCCAATTTGACTACACGGGTGATCTGACTGTTGCGACGCTAACCTCTTTGGGTGACGGAACCTTTAGCGGCACTGGGCAGGTCAAGTTGCCAGCAGGAACCACAGGGCAGAGAAGCGGTTCGCCAGCTAACGGCATGATCCGCTACAACACAACGCTAAGTCAGTTTGAAGGATATGGCGGTGGCTTGTGGGGCGGTATTGGTGGCGCACAGGCGGGCGGTGCAATCATGACTAACAAGTCCACTGCGTCGGTAAGTTACACCATCGCAAGTGGAGAGAATGGTTTGAGCGTAGGTCCAGTCACCATTGATTCTGGTGTGACCATCACAGTTGCAACTGATCAGCGTTGGCTGGTCCTGTAAGGAGAAAAGAATGACTTTAATTTTGAGCGGAACTGACGGGCTGTCTGACATCGACGGCTCTGCATCAACTCCTGCTATCAGAGGAACTGACGCTAACACCGGCATCTTCTTCCCCGCCGCAGACACAATTGCGTTTTCTGAAGGCGGTGCAGAGGTGGCTCGGTTTAACGCCGATGCTCAATTTGTATCGAGGGCTGGAACGGTATCGTTACCCGTCTTGACTACAACTGGTGATTTAAACACAGGAATCTTTTTCCCTGCGGCTGACACAATTGCATTGTCGGCGGGTGGCGCACAGCAGATGAGTG